GCCTTGTATTGCTTATGAACCTCATCAACCAGCGTATTAGATGCTGAGATGTATCCCTCGGTCTTCTTGTTGTTCTGTATCTTAACAGCGACACCAACCGCATTCTCGAGGTAGTTCACCTTCATAACCCCTAAGGAGTTCTGAAGTGCTGGAGAAGAGAAGCCACCATATCGGTTGCTAAACTCTTCATCGATAATCTCTTGTACCTTCTCAGGTGACTGGTCGCGCAACTTAGGCTCCAGCCCCGTCTTAAAATTAACGAAGTCTGCCGCAGCAGCCAAAGCCGTCTCTTTCTCAACTGTCTCTATCTCAGCTTGAGTCGCTCTACGAGATTCCTGAATAGCGAGATTACGTACATCGCCAAGGGCTCCTTCAAGAAGCCTAGCGCGTAATTCAGCGTCTGTAGGTGTAGATTGTTCAGGCTGAGAGTATGTGTTTACAGGAGCAGCTTGGGGTTGCAAAGCAACTTGTGACCGCAGTCCGTCTACTTGTACCCGTGCCATTTAAATTCCTTTATTTACTTAATTTAGCTATCTGCACTCGATTAGATTTTGCCGTAGCAAGTGCATCCTGCCCTTGTTGGGCAGAGTAATATGAAGTGCCAGCATTCAAGGCGATACCAAGCATGGCATCACCAGCTGATGGCGCATATCCTTTTTGAACTGAATTAACTCGGTTTTTAAACGTAGCTTGAGTGCTAGTCTTTTGATCCTCGAGTTGCATTTTGGTGTTCTCGAAATTACGAGAGATAGTGTTCTGAGCTACACCTTCTTGACGTGTTAAATCATTTAGTAAGGCAGATACTGAGTTACCAGAGACACCTGCTTCACCTGCAGCAGTCTGTGCTCGACCTTGGAGTCTCAAAGCCTCAATCATCTTAGCGAATGAGTTCTGAGCCTTAGCATCACTCTCTTGTCCTATACGACGATTGAGTGACCTGTTTTCATCTTGGAAGGCGGTGAATGAGTTATTTACATTCTCACGATAAGCGGCGTTCTGGCGATTAGCTGCATCAACAGCGGCGTTCTGTTGTTGAATGCCCTGTAGTACAGACGCGCCAGCCGCCAATTCTGGACTGCACATTTAGAATCCTTTATGTTTGGCAAATTCAATGAATGGGGCTGGGTTATGACCATGCTGAGGTATCTCCCTAATAAAGGAAAATCCCAGCCACTTAAGCCAGCGAATACTTAGTTTGTTTTCCGCATATACGTAGTTATACAGCAGGTCGTAGCGCTCATTTATACGCTCGACCCACTTCTCAGATTCGGGCAAAAACTGCCGCGCTACTTTAGATAGCTCATCTGAAGCTAACAGCCACGGAACACCTATGTTTGTGGAGATTTCACCCACACCGAACATACCGATTACCTCACCGCTGTCAGAGATGATAGTATTGCTTTCTATGCTGCTGTCGTAAGAAAAACGCAACGCCTCTAAAGGTGTCATATTGTGACTATGCCACACCTCTAGGGCGTCTTGTTTTCTCATCTTTGGAGCTAAGACATCGGCATCTTCAGGAACTGAAGTGCGATAATATGCCATTACTGTCTTGTAGACCTTAGAGTGTAATAACCTTCCCACTCTGCTGACTGGAATGCACACGGTAGGAATGAGTCACTTTCAATTGTGATACCTACCAAGTCACTCTTAGCCAATACAGGGAACTTGAATGTTCCTGTTTCGATAGGGAGACGGTTAATAGTGTTGTTAGAAGAACCGACCACACGTCCAGTGAATACTAGAGTGCTCACGTTTCGACCTCTGGGTTCAATGCTAACCTTGAAGAAGCCTGTGTCGTAATAGACAACAGCCATGCCTCGTAGTTGTAGGCGCGATGTTGTGATTGGTTCGTTTTCCCGCTTCATTACAATTTCAGAGAACTTGTATTTGAAGATAAATGGTGTACCACCCCAGACTGCACCTCGTTGGATAGCGGCTGCTAGAGTAGCTTCCCAATTCAAGTCTGTCTGTTTAATCACTAAGCCATCGTAAGTAACGAAGATCGCATTTGGGTCTGTGTACGGCATAGTGGTCATACCACCAGCTGTGAGCTTAACCCTACGATCTAGGTTGATACCAAAGTTGTTCACAGTATCAGCCTGAGCGCTGTCTCGAGACAAGTTAATAACCTCAAGGTGTACCTTATCTCCACGCTTCACCATTATATAAATCTGGCTCATGTTGAAGTCTGCGTTCAGCACTTCACCTTCAAAAGTCCAGCGTGACCATGAGGACTGCAACTTCTCAGTTGTACCCCAGTAGTAACGGTAGATATAAAGCGCATTTGGATCATCATCTGTGATTGCTAGCAGCATATCTTCGTTAGAAGAGGCTGTGAGCTTCTTGATCTCACCTAGGATGTAGCGAGGACAATGTGAGGTTACATCAACAGCGTTGGCGTTAGCCTCAGTGTTCTGCTCAACGAAGTACTCTCGCACACCAGACCATGTACCACGGCGTGTAGCAAAGAACACAAATCGACCAGCAGCCACAGGCTTGGAACGTAGTGATGCCTCAAACTGAGTAGCAACGTCAATTGCAACCGTCTCAGGCGTCAATAAATCGCCGGCAGATAGGTTGAACTGCGTTAGGTCAGAGAACATCAGCAATGACTTGTTGAAAGGTACAGCATGCTTCAGGATCGACACTTGGTTGTTAGACACAGCCACATCAATTGGGTTGTTATCCAACAGCGTCAGAACTGTCTTAGGGAAGAAGTTATAATACTCTCCAGCCTCGCTGAAGATCACATTCTCATCACTAAGGAAACCTAAGCGGTTGCGGTGTAGGAAAATATCATTGATCTGCTTATCTACAAACGTAGGGAGAGGGCTTGTAACCTCATCCCCTGCCTCGCGGTCATCCCATACCCCAGCCTCGAATACAAACGTCCCATCGGGCTGTTTAACGAGCTGGTGAGGCATTGTAGAAGCATCAAACCCTAATGGAATACCATCAGCGATTGTTTCCTTCCACACGTAGTTGCCAGCACCATCAGGCGACTGTAAGGATACGTAGTAATCATCTTCTTGGCTTTTGGCGTCACCCTGAATCTTAATTAAGAAGTCAGGACGACCTGTAGGTGGTAAGTCATAGAAGTCAGGTGTCTGACCTTTGAAGCCCTTAAGGAATGTATTTCCTCGAGAGTCTTCCACAGAGATTGTGAATGACTGTCCATTCTTACCAGACAACCAAACTACGCTGCCATACAACGCCCATTCAAAGCTGCCACTAGGTAAGCTGGCTGTCATTGCATTGTACAGTTGGGTAGCAATATTGTTGGTCTTAACATCTGACTGGTTTGCAGCAACACTCGCATCTTTTGTAGTATATGAGAATGTTGATGTTGACCCGTTATACGTGATGTTGATCTTGTAATCAGTTAGATAATCACCCTGCTTAACATAGAATAATGCTTCCTCTTGCCTGACAGGAGACAAGTCGGGACGCATTGTGACTATCTTAGCTTTGTTGACCACAAAGGTGTAGTCGGCAATAGAAGTAGCAGTAAGCTGACGCTGAGCGTCTGTCATCCCGCTTAAATATGTAGTGTTGTTTGTAACTGTACGCTGCACCCCATATTGGTCGAACACCCTAACGACCCCATTGGTGCTAATAATCATTATATAGAATTCACTCTCATCCCTACGGACAGTGTGAATGAAAGCGCCTTCAGCATCCGCAGCATCCATAATCTCAGCTACGAACTCAGAGCTTGGACGTTTGCGAAGACCCTCCACCACAGTAGAAAGCCCATTCTCTTGTAATTCGGCTTGAGTCTTCAGACGGAGGGAAGGGGGTTGCTGAGAGACGCCGTTAATCAGGTTAGGTATCGATTCCGATATAAGCGGCATGTCTCATCCTTAGTTAATTTTATGGCTGATGCTTCGGTCTAACACCCGTGCAACACCATAGTTGTCAAAGATGCTGTAGTCGGCTGTATCAGCCTCTGCATCTCGCATTTCGACCCAAGCACGCATCTCATCCTTTTCTTGGAAGCCATGCAGCTCGGCTGAGCCTACAGCTCGGTCTTGGAATACTCGAGCAGCCTTAAGCGTCACAAAGCGCCTTGCTGCTTCTGGAAGCTCTTCAAAATCTAATAGAAGAACCATGTCTACCTTAACGTTCTCACCAATAATAAAGGTGAGAACGTAAGCAGTTAGAGGGAATTGGGACTTCGCCATTAGCTATCTGAGCTAGTGTGAAGTTGATTTCAGTATTGAAATGCCAGCCTTGGGACTGCACATCTCTGCTTGTAGCATCTAAGATGGTTTCAGCCATCTCCGCATCCACCAGACCCGATGTAAGCGAGTTAACAGGTGCGTCACCGATGCTTGAGAGCATAATGTTTACGGCTTCAAGTTTAGTGGTAGGAGTCATGGGTTACCTATGGTGAAAAAATAGGGGAACCCCTTTTCAGAGATTCCCCTAGTTTGTTTAGGCGCTGACCAAAGCGATAGCGCAAGCAGGACGGAGCACGTTGTGACCCATCGCGTACTTAGCGACCATCAATGTACCTTGGCGCTCGATCTGGTACTCAGCTTCCACACCCAAGTCCATCAACTTGACAGTAGCGGCAGCATCAGGAGTGAAGATCAGACCTTTAATAGCGCTGAAGTCACCCTTGTACTTACCAGTACGAGTTGAGGTAATGGGAGCGGCATCACCGTCTGACAGAGTTGTGCTCTGGTCAGTTTGTGGCAAGTGGTTGCTCATCATCACTGGCAAGCCAGCAATAACAGGAACCATAGCACCAGCGGTAGAGCCAACACCACCAACGTCACGGTTCAGCCATGCAGCCTTCGTGATGTCAGAGACGTTCAGCAATGCGTAGTACTGCTCAGGGGGCAGAACGACAACAGCGTTCTCAGTAGGAACGTTCTTGGTGGCGAACTCTTCAACAGCCTTATAGATTGCAGCAACAATCTTCTGGGGGTCTGTAGAGTCACCAGCAACAGTACCAATGGTCTGGTTGCTAGTGTAGATTTCGTCATCAAAAGCTGAGCCGAACTCGGCAGCAGCCTGAGTGCTGTTTGTAATGAACGCAGCTTTTGCAACAGTACGGAACACGTTGCGGTCAGCTTGACGTGCCAATGCAGTACCTGACTCCTTAGAGTAGATGCCACGCACATCATAGTGGTTCATAGCTTCATCGATGTTTGCAACGAACACTGGGCTGATGAGCAAGTCATCAACAGTAACGATGCGCTCACCATGCTTTACCTTGCCTGGATCAATCATAGCCCCAGGTGTGTGATATGAAGCAGATGCATAGCCCGTGAGTGGGAAGCTGGCTGATTTGCCCTTAGAGATTGTACGAACACGGTGCAAGCCCATGCCGATGTTGGTGTGCTCAAATGCGGTGAGAACTTCACCAGCGAAGAGTTTTAGAAAGAGGTCGCGATCATCGCCAGCGGCGTTAGTCTGACCCAGACGGGAAGGTGAGTAATCTGGCAAAGCCATTATGTGTTTTCCTTACAAAAAAGTGGAATGAGAAAAAAGAGCATGACGCTCGGTTTCTTAACACTCAGACTTTCTTGCAATGCCTCGATACAGGATTGTCCTCCGCAGAGGGTCAAGACCTACTAAATTGCTCAAAATTCATCGTATTAAAAAGAGCCCCCAACGCAGAGCATCAGGGGCTTTAAGATTTCATCAGGAGTTACAGGATGGAGGAGTTCTTTAATTTAGAAGCCACCATCTGTCGATATGCGGGATCACTCGAGTATCTCGGGTCATTCATCTCTCGCGTCATTTCTGCGATTGATTGGTACGACCCCGCTGAAGGTGTATTTGTTTGTCCATAGACCATACTATTGGATAACTTACCTGCTTCAGAACGGTAACGAGCTGCTAATCCTTGGATGGCAAACATTGCTTGGTCGAAGTTGCTAGTACTCAAATTTGCATTGAATGCTGCTTGTTCTCGCTCGCTGAGGTTGTTTGCTGCCCAGCTAATCATCTGATTATATTCTTGCTCACCACCAATGACTGAGTACGCTTCTTGGCGCATGTCATCCATGATGGCTGTTTGCCCTTCGATATACTGGTCAACCACGCTTCGTGGGATACCAGCTTCTTCTAAGGCGTTATATGCGTTATCTGATAAGCCACCATTTTCATAGTACTCACTTGCAAACGCATCAAAGTCGAGGTTCTTTTCTTCCGCTAAAAAATCAGCGACATCATCCTGTGCTAGTTCTAGATCGAACTGATCATCAGGAACCCCTTCAATTTCTTCTTGACCCCCAAGACGCTTTTCAAGCTCTGTGTAAGCCTGAGCCATGTCTTCGATACTTTTAAACTTCTCTGGTAACCAATCTGGTCGTTGAGCGTTCGCAGCTTCGGCAGCAGAGGAGGGGTCACCTCCTTCCGCTACACGAAGTAATTCTGCTTGTTGCTCAGGGGACTCAGGTTTTTCACCTTCGTAAGTGTTGATAATCTCAGCCACTATATACTCCTGAAATGTATAGAATTTTTATTTCTTTTTCTTCTTTGCTAGCTCTGCCAACCCACGCCCAGCACCATATTTGTTATATGCTTCTGAACCTTTTTGGTCGATATTGCCCTCAAAGAGTCGCTTAAACGAACCACCGAAACCTTCACTGTTTGAAGCAGCTAAGCCTGCTTTCTTTAGACCAGCTTCTGTTAAATCAGCTTTCATCACAGAGCTGTTTACTTCACCCAGCTTTGACACTCGTTCTGACATGCCGCCGTCAATAGAGACACCTGCAGTTTTTAAACCTGAGCCTACAAACTTGGTTTCTGCCGCTGTGCCAGCATTTGCCTGAGACGCTACCGTTGTGACGCTCGTAACAGACCTATTCTTTTTCGCTTCCACCTGCTTTATAGTCTTGGGTTTTGTAGCTGCTGCAGGAGCTGTACTACGCGACTTAGACACAACTTGACGACCACCAACATCGGAACGGCGGGGGTCTGTAGCTGCAAAAGAACAGCGAGCAC